GGAAACCCAGCCCGAGGGTCAGTCCGGCCACCGCGATACCGAGCGGTCCGGCCGCCGCCGACAGGCCGCCGAGAACCGTCTTCATCCGGTTGGCGCCAATCTGGGCCTCGCCGAACCGGACGATCATCCCGCCGATGGACGTACCGACGGCGGCCAGGGCCTTGGTGAACGCCCCGAAGGTCATCAGGTTGATGGCGCGGCCCATCGCCGCGAACGCCAGCGCCCACCCGAGAACCTGTCCGGCGACGGGCAGCTCCAGCAGCGCCCGCATGGTCGAGAAGATCAGGTTCAGCGTGTCGACGAACGCCCCCATCGCTCCGCTGGCGGCCAGGGCCGTCACGAAGTCCGAGACCGCAATCGTCAGGTCGATGAAGCCGGGCCCGAGCTGGGCGAGCGCCCCCGCCAGCCGCTGGAACGCGGGCAGCGCGTCGGTGCGCAGTACCGAGATGAAGTTGATCAGGCCCTGCGGGTTCTGCTGGATGCTCTGGCCCAGCGCCCGGAAGATGTCGCCGATCAGCCGGTTGAACTCCTGCGCGATCGCCGAGGAGTTCTCGAAGTAGATGGCCAGCTGATTCTGACCCTGGACGCTGGAGGTCCACTCGCGCCAGCGCGCGGTGAGCGCCTCGATCCGGAACAGCAGCCCCTGGCCCTGCTGCTCGGCCGCGCTGAACATGTTGGAGAGAGTGATCCGGACGTTCTCGCCGATCCGCCCGAGTTGCTGCAGAACCCCCTGCGCCCGATCCAGGTACGCGGTCAGGTTGCCGGTCGACTGGGCCATCCGCAGTTGCGCGGCCCACCCGGCGGTGACCGTGTCCACGTACCGCGAGAAGAACTGCACCAGCGGCTGCCCGGCGGCAGTGAGCGTGATCGCCGAGTCGATGATGTTGATCAGCGCGCGGCCGAAGTTGCGCAGCGAGACGTTGTTGCCGTTGATGGTGGCGGCGAAGTTGCGCTGGAACACCTCGTTCTCGGTGAGGTCGGCCAGCTCGCCCGACAGCGCCGCGACCTCCCGGCCGGTCCCGACCAGGCCGTCCCGGAGCGGACCGAGCACCGCCACGGTCATCCGGTTGAGGTTGTCCAACAGCGGTTCGAGCAGGACGCTCTGGACCGCCTGGCCGATGGTCGTGAAGACCTCGCCCAGCTCGGTCATACCTTCCTTGAAGGCTTCGAGCCGGTCGGTCTCGGCGGTGAACGCGAGCCCCAGGGCGGCAATCCCCTGGATCATCAGGGTGATGCCACCGAGCCCCGCCACGAGCGACCCGGAGATGGCAGGACCCAGCCCCGCGAACAGGGATACGAGCTCCCCGACATAGGCTGCCGCTATCTTGACGATCCCGGCCAGCGCCGGGATCAGCATCGCTGCCAGGAACGGCAGCAGCGGTACGCTGTTGATGCCTCGGGCGATGGACTCGGCGATCCGCCGCCCGATCCGCTCCCCGTACGCCTGCCGCTGCATGGTCGACGCGAGGTCTTCCCCGAACTGCTGTCCCAGCTTGCGGGCCGCCTGCCGCATGGCAGGTTCCGCTCGCTTCGCGGCCCGCTCCACGCCGCGACGGAGGTCGCCCTCCATCTGCTGCGTGATCATACGGACGAGAACCCACGCGGTGCCGACGTTCGCCATGGGTCCTCCTCTCGTCTACAGGCCGTAGCCTACTGGGCCCTCACGCAGGCCAGGTGGCGGCTGACCCATCGAACCGTCGGGGTCGACGTAGCTCGACGGATCCACCGGAGGCAGGTTCAGTGCACGTGGCTTCTCCGGCGCGGTGCCGGGCTGATCCTCGTCGGTTGCCGGTGGCGGGTCGCCGCGTAGCCAGGCCTTCTGGTGCTTGCGCACCTCGGCCTGGCTCCACTGGTCCAAGCACGCCGCCTCCAGCAGGTTCAAGATCCGCGCGAAACTGAGCTGTGGGAGCAGGGTCTGCAGGTCGATCCCCTTGAGCAGGCAGTATCCGTCGAGCCAGGTTTCCTCTTCGATCGCCCAGGCCACTAGGCCAAGGACGGCGCCGTAGGGCGCTCTCCGCCCGCCATGGCCGAGAGACCGCCGAACACCTCGAAGAAGTAGAGCGCGATCTCCATCAGCTCTTCCAGGCCGACACCGGAGCCCTGCTCCTGGACCGCGTCCCGGAACAGCTGCCAGTCCTCGTCGACGATGGCGAGCTCCAGCAGGTCAAGGATCGTCGTCATCGCGGAGACGGTGTCCTTAACCTTGAGCGCGGCGAGGTTCTGCCGATCCAGCGCGTCCGGCGTCACGTCGTCCGGAAGGATCGAGACCATCTTGGCCACGAACTCCAGGAGCGTCAGGCCGTCGAGTTCGGCCTTGCGCCGGATGACCTTGCCGTTGAGCTTGAAGGGAACCGTCTCCGGTGTGGCGGAGCGGCCGGACTTGAAGTTGAAGGACTTCATCGGTCCTGTGGCGGTCTTTTTGGCTGTCATGTCAGAACCTCCCGTTCTGGTCTGCAGGGTACCAGGTTGGTGATCAACGGACAAACTCCGATAGCCAGCGCGACAGGTAAGGGTTCGCCCGGTTGCCCGGGTGATTCACCGAAGTACGGAAGATGATCTGGCCGCGAACCTCGAATCGCAGCTTTCCGCCAGGTCGTCGAGCCCGGATGACGTGCGGCCGGGCGCCCTCGTGATGAGCCATCGCGTGGTCGACACTCGACCCCACCTGAGCCGACAGGCCGTACTTGTGGGTGCCGCGCTTCATGACCCGGATGTCAGCCTTGAGCCCACCGGTCTTGACCCCGGCAGAGGTCTTGGCACGGAACACCAGCGTCCGGATCCGGCGCTCGAAATCCAGGCCGACTGGACCGGTCCAGCCCTTCATGCGCTCGAACTCGGGTCGGTTCAGCTCGAAGATGACGTCCGAAGCCACGGCGGATCAGAACCAGAGGTTCAGCGAGGCGGTAACCGTGGTCGAGATCATGCCACCCTGCGGCTGGGCGAATCGGACGTCCATAGTCGGAACACCACCCTCTCCGGCCAGCGCCATGATTGCCTGGGTGAGCACTGCCGCGTCCCGGCTGACCGTCTGCAGGTCTTCGGCATAGTCCTCGACTGGCGGGGCGGTCGTCCCCCGGGTGACGTTCTTTGAGACCGCCTTCGCGCACCGCACGATGACCAGCTCGGAGTTGACCTTCCAGATCGGATCGCAGGGGAACGCGATCGCCCCGGTCGTCTCCGGAGAGCCGGTGGCGCCGCTCAAGCCGAGTGAAAGCGACAGCGCGCTGGCCGAGACCTGCTCGCAGTCGTGCACGATCCCGCCCACGTTCGCGAACTGCCGGTCCGGAAGCGTCACGCCCAGCGATGCTGCTCGGTCGACGATCGACGCCAGCATCCGGGTGGCGGCCTCCCGAGTGTCGTTAAGATCCATCCTCGACGATCCTTACGGTTCGGATCCGCTCGCCGGGCGGGTACTCCGGGCTGAACACCCGAGCCCGCGCCTTCGCCCCCATCGGGTTCAACGACTTGATGGCGAGATCGACCTCGTAGACCCCGGTCCGGCCGTCTTGCAGAAAGTCCTGCGGGTCGATCAGCGACCAGGACATGCCCTCTCGCGTGACCGACGTGACCCGCTCCGGCAGACGGCAGGAGTTGTCTCCCTCGTCCGCCTTGCGGATCTCGGTCGCCAGCGCCGCGATAGCCGCCTGAGCCATCACCGGAGGCTTGGACCCGAACTGGTATTCGACGTCCACACTCCACGGCACCGGACCCCTGCAAGACCCACCGATCGGGACATACCCCCTCGGCGGGCGCAGCCCCCGGGGGAGCTGGAGCGTAGCTCGGTTCGTCGGATACCAGCCCTCGATCAGCTCGCCACCGTCGGCCCAGTTGACCGCCAGGACCTGGCGCACAGGTCGGCCGTCCAGCCGGATTCGCCGAGACGCGTTGACCGGGTACCGGTCGACAACCTGGCGGATGGGCCAGGACCACCGGTTCCCGGTCAACGATCGAACGATCCCGGCGGCAAAGATCTTTGCCGTCGACTCGTCCATGGTTTACGAGCCCGCCGTGACCTCGACGTAGCCCTGGATGCCGGTCGGGGCGCTCGGGCGCCGAGCCCACTGGTACGCGGACTCGACCGAGTACGGCCAGTCGCCGGTCGGACCGTCGCCGAACGCCGGGTTCTCGAACGCGAACCCGTTGAAGACGTTGGCCATGATCCCGTTCTCCAGCGCGCGCTCGCCGTCCGGCCGGAGCTTGACGATCGGGAACACGTAGTGGAAGTACGGGTTGACCGACGCCAGCTTGCCGCCGACGATGGCCTTGGACCACACCTCCAGCGCGATGCCGTTGGGGGTCGCGATCTCGCCGATGCCGGGCGACGCCCAACCGACGATCTCGGTCGTCTCCTGCAGGAGCGTACCGCCCGCCAGCAGCTCGTAGATCTCGGGCTCCGGCTTGCAGACCGCGACCTCCATCGCGACCCGCTTGAGAACGTCGTCGGCCTTGTAGTAGGTGCACAGCGTGCCGTCGGCCGCGCGCTCCTGGATCTCCTCGCCCTCGTCGTACTCGGGGGTGAACCCGATCCGCGCGAAGGCGTTGGTGACGTAGCTGTTGTTCTCGCCGACGACCGGCGTGCCGTCCGCGTTGAGCTTGGTGGCCCGCAGCGCGACGGCCTGGACACTGGAAGCGTGGTCCGAAGCCATATCTCTCGACTCTCCTCTACGACTGGTTGGGGTGCGTCGGGAGGGGCCCGACCACGACAGCGGCGCACGGATCGAACTCGATCGCGCCGAGTACGTTCGCGTCGGCAGAGACGCGGTTCACGCTGGTGTTGACGCCGTCGAGCTTCTGGACGTTCCCGAACCGGATCCGGACCGGGCCGGTGATCGCGATCCCGTCCGGGTCGTAGCCGGGATTGATGACGACCGGCGCGTCGATGCCTCGAATGCTGTCCTTGTCGATCCACGCCATCCGCAGCGCGGCCGACGTGCCCAGGTGGATGACCGGCTCGACCCCGACCGTCTTGGCGTAGAAGGCGGCCAACGCGTCAGCCAGCGACGCGGTGTCGTCGGAACCGGCGGCCACCGAGGTCACCGCCGCGTTCCCCAACCAGGTCTCACCCTGACGCGGGTTCGGATCCGGAGCACTCGGGCCTTCGCCCGCGTCCGACCCGAACCACAGAGCGTGCCCGGCAGCCTTCTCCTTCTCGACGTTGATCAGCCCGTCGAGCTGAGCGGCGATCTCCTGCCAGGAGCAGAAGGTGGTTCGCTCGTTCATCCGGACCAGCACGGCGAACGGCGTTACCCGCAGAGCCAGCGGGGTGCCGTCCTCGCTTCCGCCGATCACCACGTACGACGACGGGTTGCAGGTGTCCGAGACAGCCGACACGAGACCGCACTGGTCCGCACCGATCTCGTAACCAGAGACCCAGTTGCCGTCCCCGTTCTCGACCGTTGCGGCGTCCAGCAGCTTCATGGCCCCTCCTGCTTCCCGTCGTCGTTACGTTGGCGTTCGGGTCAGGAACCGACGAGCGTGGTGTCCGTCGGGCCGCCGTAGGAACCGGCGAGCGCGACCGCCGTGGTGACGTGGATGGACTCGTGGCCGACCTTGGCGACGGTCTCGAAGGTCTCCGAGAACTCGATGTAGTCGTTGGTGCTGACCAGGTCCGCGTCGCGGACGACACCGAGGTCGAGGGAACCGCCGTCGAGGAAGAGCCACGTGCCCTCGGCGAACAGGTACCAGTCGGCCGCCGCCGGGTAGGCGTCGACCGTGGATCCGTCGACCTCGGCCGTGACCATGTCGGCGTCGTCCAGGTACCACGTGACGTTGACGTTGCGGTCGCGCAGGTAGCCCGCGATCTCCGCGTCCGCCTTCGAGATGGCGTCGTCGCCGGGGGCCTGCATCGACAGGTCGTCCCGGATGGCGTCGAGCATCCACGCCGGAGCGAACAGCCGGAGCATGTCGGTCCGGTTCATGCGGTGACGGGCGCGGTAGCGGGCCCCGGCGACCGAGACCTGCCGGAGGAAGTCGCGGGCGACGCCCAGCAGGGCCGAGCCGGTCAGGTCGAGCGAACCGGCCTCGATCTTGGACAGCAGCGTCATCTCGGCGAGACGGGCGTGCTCGATGAGCGCCATCTCGTTGTTGGCCGCGACGAGCTCGGGGTACGCCCGGCTCATCAGGTTGCCGAACTGGAGCTGGAGGGTGACCGCGTCGACGGTCGCCGTCAGCTCGGGCTGGCACTCGACGACGAACTTCGCCTTGACGTTGGCGCCCGGGGCGGCGTCCGTGGCCGCCGTCCAGATGCCGACGGCCTCTTCGAGGTCGCCCAGCTTCGGACCGGCGGTGTAGCGGATGCCACCGCGACCGGCCTGGAAGCCCGCGAGACCGTCCCGGACGGGACGGGCGGCGGTGCCGAGACCGAAGATGGAGTAACGCGACTCCAGCGGGGCGCAGTAGCCACCGGCCGCGAGGATCGCCTCCATGCTGGTGGCCTCGCGGATCTTCTTCGCGTTGCCCTTGGGGTCGCGCTCGTCGAGGATGCGCGACTCGTCGACGGCCGACGCGAGGATCGTGGCGACCTTGAGCTTCTCGCCGGACCCCGAGGTCACGCCCCGGATGCTGTCGATGCGGTCGCAGAAGGCCGACGCCAGCTCCTCGGAGTCACGGAACTGGTGACCCTGCGAGTAGTTGACGTTGTCGGCCGCTGCCGTGATGACGTTGGACGGCTTGGTCTCGGTCGGGACCGGAGCGCGGTCTTCGGGGATGTCCACCGGGGTGTCCTCCTTGTTGTCGTCGGTGGTGACCTCGGTGGTGGGCGGCTGGGCCGCCGGGTCCCCTTCGGTCGGTTCGGTGACGGGCTCGTCCGGAGTGGGCTCCGGCTCGGCCGGATCGGCCGGGTCGGTCACCTCGGGAGCGTCGTCGGGCTGCGACGTCGGCGCGGGAGCCGGGTCGGGCGCGGGAGCCGGGTCGGGACCGGGGTCCGACGGCGCCGGGGTGCCCTCCGCCGATGCGGCGACGGCTTCCGGCTTGTCCTTCTTCTCGTCGTCCATGTCCTCGTCCTCCTCGCCCTTCCGCGAGTGCCGAACAGACTTGACCTGGTCCAGGGCATCGGCAGCAGCCGCCATGGCTTCGAGATCGTTGGCGTCGTCGGCGGCGTCGAACGCCTCCGTGACTTCACCTTCGAGCGACTCCAGGTCCTCGTCCGACAGCTGGTCGATGTCGACCATCTTGTCTTCGTAGGTAGCCATGTAAGGCGACCCCTCCTCCATAGACCGGTGTGGTCTGATTCACCGTGGACGGTACCGATGGGGGTCGCGTCCGAACCTGAGCGTGAGTGTACCACATTGACTGAGTGGCGAGAACTACCCCGCCTGGCGAACCCGAGCGCGAAGCTCGGCCTTGCGCTGCTCGGCCGCCGACGCGGTGAGCGCCTGAACCTGAGCCTCCAGCTCCGCGATACGCGCGTCGTACCCGAGCGCGCTGGAGACGCGGGCCGAGTAGAGCTCCTGCGCGCCTGCCGCCACCAGGCCGGTGACCATGCCCGACGCGACCCGGGCGCGGGCGATCGGGAACCCGGGGACGTTCACCTGGCAGCAGGCCACCAGCTCCAGGTTGCCATTGATCGGGCGCCAGTCGCCGGACGGGGCCGACGCGCGCAGCGCGCGGATCTGCTCGGGGGTGGCGGTGGGCCGGAGCGAACCGGCCGCCCAGATGCCGTGCTTGTCCTCGCCGACGTTGATGTCGGCGATGGCCGACGCGGTGTCGTCGTAGTGCTTGACCGCGTCTGCCGCCCCGGCCGACAAGGGCGCGTGACCCCCGGCGAGCGTGAGCTGCCCGATCGGGACGTCGGTCCCCTCGGCGGTCCGGATCACCCCGGTCTTGAAGTAGGAGTAGCCGCTGGCCGACATCGGAGGCTTGGTGTTGTCGTGACGCCCGATGTGGTTGGTCCGCCAGGCCGCGATGTGCCCGTAGACCCGGCCGTCGTCCTCGATCGTGAGCGGCGTGGCCGCCGTCAGCCCCGGGTCCTGGAACCAGGCCGCCGGGGGATTGACCGGGATACTGGCCGCCGTTAGTGCGCGCAGCGTGCCCAGGTTCAGCGGGTCACGCTCCACGTAGATCTTCGCCTTCGTCGTCATGATGACCCTCTCTGACCTGAACCGGCGTTCAGGACGGAGTGTACATCAATGACCCCGGTTCCGACCAGGCCATCTCCCGGTCGCGATACGGTGAAGGTTGGCGCAGGCGCCCGACACCTGGTCGGTTCGCAGGTACTTGGCCAGTTGACGACGGCACCGGTTGAAGTCGCCCGACGTCCCCCAGCGGATCTTGAACGCGCCCTTGCCGGTCGACCAATACGACATCAGGTCGCCCGGCATCCTCGTGCTGGCAGGCTTGTCAGCGGCAGCGCTCAGGGCGGAGTCCTCGCGCATGCGCTGGATCTCCTCCTCGCTCAGCCGGTATTCGGCTTCCCGGTCCTCGGCCTCTCGGCGCCGGATCTCGGCCGCGATGCGCTGGCGGACATCCTCCTCGATCTCCTCGATGTCTTCCTCGCCAGCGGCGATGCGCTGCTGGAACTCGTCCTTGATCTCGCGGTCAAACGCGTCGCGCTCGCGCTGGCGGATCAGCGCCTGCTCGGCGTCGGCGATCTCGAACGCCGTCCGGCGCCAGTACTGCTGGTCCACGGTCGACCCGAACGGCCCGGGGCGCAGGCCGGGCTGCGTGCTGATCGGACGGGGGCGCAAGTCGTCGACGGGGCGATTCGGCCTCGCCGGACCACCCGAGATCTCGCGCGGCGGAGCCGGTCGGCGCAGCGGCTTGGTCTCGCGGTCCGTGGGGCGGATCTGGTTGGACTCGGGGATTGGGCGGGGACCCGGCTTCGAGGTTGCCTTCAAGCGGATTCGACGGCGCCCTGCCTGGGCTCCCCCACCACCCCCGCCGCCCTTGGACTCGAACTTCCCGGACGCGTCGCGTTCGTGCTTGGACTCGGTGAACACGTACGCGGCGGTGACCGGCTCGGTCGTCTCCTCCGGCTCGGGGTCGGGATTCTCTTGGTCGTACTGGTCGACCTGCTCCAGCACCGCCGTGAGCTGCTCGGCCTCCAGCTCCATCACGGTCGGCGGATCGACCCCGATCAGCTTCGCCAGGTACTCGTTGTCCGGCTCCCAGGCGCCGTTGTGCCGCCGCATGACTCGGGGCCCGGGCTCCACCCGGATGACGTCGAGGACGGCGCTTGTGTCCATGTCGTCGACCACGGCCACAACCATCGACCCAGGAGGCGCTTCGGCCAGCGCGTCCTCGCCCGTCGCGATGGCTGTACCGCCGTACGCTGCCACGACCGATTCGCTGTACGCCTCGCCCGCCTCGTTGACCAGGCCGTATCCGCGCAACTCGCGCATCGGGTCGCCGAGCTGGACCTCGTACTTCGCCGTCCCCCAGACCACGCAGACCCGGTCGAACGAGATCGGGCCGGTGGGCACGTCGCGGATCTCGCCATCGTAGGCCAGGGTGATATGCGGCGTGTAGCCATGGTCCTTACGCACCGCGAACCCGGCTGATTCGATAAACTCGACCAGTTGCTGACGGGCTTCCGGCAGGGCCGGGACGTCGACCAGAGCAACCGAGACCGGCTGCTCGCCCTCGGTGAACAGGGCGGGGCCCGCGATCGATCCGGTCATCGTTTCGGCCTGATCCATCGCCCAGTCCACCACCACGGCCACCAGCTCGCCGACCGAGACCGCGTCAGGCAGGGCGATGTTGTCGGCCATGCTGCCGAGGTAGGCCAGCGTCATGTGCAGATCCTCGGGCGGCTGGCCGCCTTCGACCATCAGCTTGTTGACCCACTCCGGCGGCGGATAGAACGCCACCATGATGCCATCGTCATGCACCTCGGCCGCTGCGACCAGCGACGACCCCGAGGCCAGCGTGGTATTCGGCCGCGTCCACGCCTTCGGCCGGAGTGGGCTGAACACGACCCCGGCCGCCCCGGCGGACAGCGCCTCCAGGACCTCCGGCAGCAGCCCAGTATCGAGTTCGACCACGTCGAATCCGACCGGGTCGTAGGCTGCCGTGACCGGCTCCCACTCGCGGCCGTTCCATCGATCCATCGGCCGATTCACCGAGCAGCTCGGGTCGACCCGGGTCACCGCGAAGACGACCTCGTGGTCGGGCATATCTGGGTGGAGCAGTCCGTAGTAGGACGCCCCGGACATCTCGCCGACTGCCGCCGCCGACAAAGCCTGAGCCTTCCGGCCGTCCAGGTGCGACAGGACTCGGTTGGCCCACGCCCGCTCGTCCTCGGTCACCGCCTGCCGAAGCTGCGCGGCTGTGGCGTGCTCGCGTCCACCGAACGCCCCGGTCGCGACCAACGACTTCGGTACCGGGTAGGTCCGTTCCGCCATGGGCTAGCCTCCTCCGTGTACCCGGTCGCGCAAGACGGCCTTCGCGCGCTCCGGGTCGAAGAGTACCAGTTGACTGCCGGTCGAGTCATTATCGTACTCGCCGTGATGGATGACCTCGACCGCGTCGTACCCAGCGTCCTGCAGGATCCGAGTAATCTCCGATGGCGTCGGACGAGCCCCGTTGTCGATCAGCCCGGCGTCGCGCATCGTCTCCCACATCTTCTCCAGCGGGCGCGGCGTCTCCGCCAGCTCGTCGCGGTCGAAGTCTTCCTCTTGAAACTCCGTGTGCACGATGAACGGGTTGCGCACCTCCGCTACTGCCTTCATCTGCTCGGCGCGCGGGTCGACCTCGTCCTGCCAGTTCTCCAGGTACTGATCCGAGTGCGATTTGTCGGTGTGGAAGTAGATACCTTGACCGAAGAAGGCACCGTTCTCGCCGGTCGAACGAAACCCGGTCTTCTCGATCCCGGCACGGCCCTCCGGCGAAGTCACGTGATAGACCTGCCGAGGAGTGACCGACGGTTCGGTCACTTCCTCCTCAGGTACCGTCTCGGCGATCTCCTCGGTCTGCTCCTCCGCGATGATGTCGGCCACTTGTCGAGACCGCAGGTTGCCGTTTTCGCGGTGCAACTGCTGGATGCGGCGCCGAGTCTCGACGTTGTCCATCGACTCGTCCAGCATGTCCAAGGTACTCTGGTGGATGGGCAGCCAGCGAATGCCCGTGCCCAGGTCCTCATCGCTGATTCGGGCCTTGGCCTCGGGCGCTGCTTCGGCATTCTCGGGGTCGATCTCTACGATGTCGCCCCGAGTATAGTCTCCGGGCGGCGGGTCGAGGAGCTGGACCTGGATCAGCTCCTCGCCGCTCTCGTCCTGCCGGACCCCAACCGCTCGCCCTCGGCCGCTAGGCTTGGCGAACCCGGCCCCGTCAAAGAGATTGACCAGCCCACCGCTCTCGATGAATCGCCCGTCGCGGCCCCGAGGGTGCAGCGCCGGATTCCACCGGGCCCGTTGAACGGTGCCCCGGATACTAGCCACGGCGATTCAGTCCCCGTAGACTCGTCGCCGCAGCGTCTCGCGCGGATCCTCTGCTCCGGACGCGGTGGTGCTGCGGCGACCGGACGGGATGTCCGCGATCATCTTCTCCAGCAGAGCGATCCGCCAGTCAATCTGGCGTTCGACCCGGTCATCTTCCGGGCTAGGACCAGACCCGCGCGACACGGCACGAGCCTGGCTCGCTCGCTTGGTCTTGCGCCAGTCGTTGAGCATCTTGCGCAGCCGGGCCCGGTTGCCCGCTGCCGCCTGGATCTCTTCGACCGTCCGCTGGAATATCAGCTCTTCGCGGTCCCCGATGGGTGCGGCTGGGAACCCCTCGACCAGGACGATCTCGTTCTCACCTGGAAGCTCGGGGCGGATGAACGCCTCCGGGTCGTCGGGATTCGGCGTCCACTCTTCGATCGTGGCGATGTTGTCCATGTCGACCGGCTGGTCGTCCACCGTCATCGTGAAGGACCCATCGCGCTCCCGGCGGACGATCGCACGCCCGCCCGTGAACACCTGTCCGTCCCGAGTCTGGACGTCGACCTTGCGCCCGGTCCACGCTCGGGGATCGGTGTCGCCTGCTCGGGCGTCCGAGGGCAGCGTGAAGCCGGGACCTTCGATCGGCTCCGGAGCGGGGGCGGGGCCTGGCTCGATAACCTCCTCTTCGACGCCTTCCGGCGTATGACCGCTGGCCGCGTCGAGCATCTTCGTCAGATCGGCGTCCTCGACCTCGTTGCCGGAGTCAAGAGTGTCGTAGAGCTGGCTGATGTAGTCCTTGACCTGTTCGTCGGTCGGCTGGCCGTCCGGGGTGTCGAACGGACCATAGCCCTCGGTCAGCCGCTCCTTGAAGTAGTCGTAGGAGGTCTGCGGGTCGGCCGTGCCGTCCTCGTTCAGGTAGGCGGAGTAGGAGCTCTCCTCGACGATCTCTTCTGTCTCCGGCGCGTCCGGCGGCGGAGTTTCGGCATTGCGCGAAGCGAGCGCGTCCGCTGCATCCTCGCGCGACAGGTCGGGATTCGATCGGTAGAGCTCGACGATGTCGCCGTCCTCGATGCCCTCGACGCCACGCGCGTCGAGCGTGGCCCGAACATCTTCGACGAAGTCGTCTTCCTCGCCTTCGTACTCGATCTCGTCCACATCGAGGTTGGCCAGGTTCTCATCGGCCCACTCAGCCGGAGTCTGACCGCTCTCATACGGCGTCGAATCGACCCGCGACATGACGTCGTCGATGCTGTACTCGTTGACCCCACGCTCGGTCAGCTCGTCGTACAGGGCGCCGCGCCACTCTTCCTCAGAGGCGAACTCGGAGGAAGGCGCTGAGTCCTCCTCCTCCTCCAGGTCGGGAGCATCCAGGTCGAGCCGAGACGAGACCTCCATCGCCACTTCGCCCGGCTCCATGTCCGGGTTCTCGTCGATCACGGCGTAGACCGTGTCGTCGATGGTGTCCGGGTTGTACTCGGCCTCCATCTCGTCCAAGGCCTCGTAGACCGCGTCGACCTTCCGATCCAGGTCTGCGTCGGCCGTGTCGTCCGAGATGATATCGGGCTCCGGCTCGCCCTCGGGAGCCTCGTCCAGTCGGGCCTTCTGCTCGGGCCCAGCTTCCAGGTTCTCGGTATCGACCTCGACCGTGTCGCCGATCTTGTACTCACCGCCGGTCGGGGCTGTGGTGATCTCGACCTGGACCAGCTCGTTGTCGCCCTCGCGGCGCACGCCGACCGCGCGCCCCCGGGCCTCGGGCGTCCGGAACCCGGCGCCCTCGAAGATGTCGACCGAGCCGCCCTTCTCGATGAACCGGCCGTCTCGGCCGCGTGGATGCAGGGCGGGATCCCACTTGATCTTTCGGGCCATGCCTCGGATGGACGCAGCGACCAGAGCGCCGGTAGCGGTGACTCCCCAGCTCTCCGGCAACGTGTCGACGGCCTTGAGAGCACGGGCACGCTTGATGATGTGTCGCTTAGCCTTCGCCTTGTCCTTGGCGCGACCGAACGCCTTCACAGCCTTGGCCAGGTCCTCCTTGTTGCGGATCGGAAACGACCCGTCAGGGAGTGCCTGGCCCTTGTCAGCGGCCTTCTCGCGGACTGCCTGCGGCGGACCGGCCGCCGTGATCCCCCACTTCTGAGGGATCTTGTTGCTGACGCCCAGCGCTTCCGCGCGCCGGGCCACGTACCAGCGGGCCTCGGGACGGCGGTGCGCGTAGACGATTGCCGCATCGATGTCATCTGCCGAAGCGATGACGGGGATCGTGGCCATACGGTGAGCTCCCCTCACTCCGGGTCGACGGATCGAAGTGTACCAGGTTCGAACGGGGACGGATAGGCTCCCCGCGCGATCGCCTGGGCGTGCGCCTGCTTAGCTCCGGCGACAGTAAGCCGATTGTACTGATCCAGCCAGATCGGCGGCACCCAGGTCGCGTAACCCTCTTCGGGTTTCGAGTCGTCGATCGGTCCGTACCCGGCCATCCGCAAGGTCTGCCGCGTCCAGGCTTCGTCCGGATGACCGAACGCAGGCGCCCGGTTAGCCCCGCGCGGCCCCCGAGTGATGCCCTGCAGCCGGTCTCGGGTCCGGCGCCCGACCTTGCCGGTGACGTTCAGCCCGTGGCGTTCCTGGTACCGCCGGACGGCGGCCTCGGTGAACGGCCCGTACCAACCGTCGACCTTCCCGACCTGGACCGGTCCGAGCTTGAGCTGGATGATCCGGACGTCGACCCCGCCGTCGCCGAGCACGACCTCGCGCGGCGCCTCGCCGGGCTGTAGCGGCTTGACCATCCGCAGATCGTTGTGGTCGGGCACCGGGACGGCAAACTCCGACGGGTGACCGTAGTCGCGGTCGAGCTGCGCCCGAGCTTCCAGGGTCGCCCGGAACACATCGTGGTGACCCCGGTAGACTGCGACGTCTATACCTTCACCCTCTACGGTCCCCCAGGTGACCCCGAAGAAGTCCCACAACGGATCCTCACGGTCATCACCCGTCCGCCGCGAGAGCAGCCCCACCAGCTCCTGCATCACACCGCCTCGACGATATCGGACTCCGTGATCTCCAGCATACCGTCCGGCAGGTGAACTCGGACCCCAGACGCGGTCAGCCCGGACACCCGGACGTGGTGGTCGCCGACCTCGATCAGCGTGCCGACAGCGGTGCGGTTGCGGGCCCGGATGACCAGGCCCGGGTCGAGCCCCGCAGCCACCAGCAGCCGTTCCGAGACCCCGAGCTCGTTGGCTCGCCGCAGCAGGTGCGACGCGGCGTCGAGTTGACGGTGCGAGTCGACTCGGGGGACCGAGCGGACCGCCGCCACCAGCGAGTCGACGTCGTCCACCGGGAACGACCCGTCGGGCATGGCCCGACCCTGAGCAGCGGCCTCGACGCGAGCTTGCACACTCCAGACGGTCATTGCTGGGCTCCCACGGGTTCGGCCACCTGGCCCATGCTCATCGGGGTCTCGGTCTGTCCGAGCATCTCCTGCAGGTCGGCGGGCAGGCCGCCGTTCGGGTCGTTGGCCGCGTTCTGCGCCTGGGCCGCCTTGAGGATGTTCGGCAGCAGCAGATTGAACAGGGCGGCGGCCATCTCCGGCGGCAGCTCGGCCTTCTCCAGCGCCATGCGTCGAGCGATCTCGTTCTCGTCCGGGGCGTCCTGGTCCGAGAAGCCGTGCTCGCGGCGCCAGGCGTCACCGGACAGCAGATAGTGGCTGTACCCGGTGTCGGCGTCCTCCGACCGGTTGGGCTTGACCGTGATCTCCGACGGGTCGTACCAGACGACGATCTTGGCCAGGTCCTCTTCCGTGAACTCCTCGCCGCTAGCCTTCGCCGCCGCCGCAAGCTGGGGCCGCAGGATGATCTCGGTGACCGCCTCGCACAGGATCACGGCCAGAGGCTCGATGTGCGCCTTGTACAGGTTCTCATCGATCTGGATGGCGTTCGAGTACTTGACGTTGGCCAGGCCTGTCACCAGGTCCTTGGGCACGTCCAGACCCTGGAGGATCCGCTCCAGTGCGCGCTCGGACTTGGCGACCAGAGCTTCGTCCGACTTCGAGTGAAGCTCGATGTACTTGATCTGGTCGGCCATGTCCGCCGGGCCGCGCAACAGTAGCGGGATGATCGAAGCCGACGAGCTCTCGTCCTCGACCGGCTCGGTCAGCGCGTAGGTCAGCTCCTGTTCGAGCGAGTTCTCGTCGGCCTCCGCCTCCTCCTCGGTCTCCTGGTCCTCGGGGGTTCGGGCGGCGACGGAGATTCCGTCGGGGACGTACAGGATACCCGCGTTCATCCGGGCCCGGATGGACTTTCGAATCATCCGGCTGTACAGCAGCAGCTCTTCGCAGTCCCCGAGGACGCCCAGCATGCTGGAGTCGGGGTCCTTGGAGTTGCGGGGGTGATTGCGCCAGACGCGGCCGATCGGCGTGTTGGCCGGGAGCTTGACCCGGTTCTGTCCCTGGCTCTTGCTCTCCTGCAGGTATGCTTGACCCGTGCCGTCGACGGTGACTTCCGCCGTCGACTTGAAGTGCCACCGGTCCTTGATCATGACGCAGTAGCCCTCGCCCGGCACTGCCATGTTCAACGTGAAGGCCCGCATGAACGTGCCGAGGCTGGTCTTCGACAGGGTCTTGTTGAGCGTGTCGCGAGCGAGCAGGGCGAGCTTGGGGTCGATGCCGTGCGGATGCGGGTTCTCGCCGTCCGGCTTCTCTACCGAGACCGCATCGGTGAGCCGGGAGGGCGGGGCCTCGGGGTCCGTGACGACGGCGGCGTAGAGGCGCAGTCGGCTCAGGACGTTGGCCTCTAGGCCGAATGCGAACTTGATCTCGCCGATAGCGTCGTAGTACTGCCAGGCTTCCTCCTGCCAGACAGTCGCCGTGGTCCGTTGCCGGATCTCGTCGGTCTCCTGCTTCTTGCGCAGGTTCAGCCGGGCGGCAGACGCAGTGATGGTCTGTCGGGCCACGTAGGGCGCGGGCTCGGCCGACCGGCGCCGGAGCGGGAGTACGGCCATCACTTCACCTTAGATTCGACGACACCTCGCGCCCAGAGTACCAGGTCCGAGAGCCCCGCCATAGCCAGCGCATTGCGCACATAGGGCGGGGTGTACGGCGACATGATCAGGAACCCACCCCAGACGCCTACACAGTAGGGACAGTTGAGCAGATAGTTGACCTTGCTGTCCGGGAACCGCCGGGCGACCTTTTCGCGGACGGGGCGCGTGATTTCATCTTCGGTGACGAGATTCACGAAACGCTTGGTCGCGGCCAGTCCGATCAGAATCTCAGTGAGCTTCATGCGGCCTCCAGCCGTCGGAGTCGATAGGAGAGTCGGCACCGGCACATGATGGTCTCCGATAGCGGCGCCATCGGATCGCCTGGGTGCCAGATCCGGACCCCGGCCCCCGAGATGAACGGCCGGTCCAGCGGAACCGACTGGCCTTCCATCGCGAAGTGGCTCGGCCGGACGCGGGTGTCCTTCTTGGTGCGCCAGGTCTTTCGAGTCGACCCGAGATCGACGGCCAGATCACGGCGAACCATCTCGCGGCTGGCCGTGGTCACGCCGACCGCGATCGGGTCAACACTGTTGGCGGCTCGGTCGACTCGATCGGCCATCTCGGTACCTGGCGCCAGGTCCGGCCAGTGGTGCACGGCCTCGCGAGTCCACTCGGCCGCCCGCCGCACACCCTGATTCGAGTACCGGTAGGCCAGCTCGTCGATGCGCTCGGCCCACGGCGGCTCAGGCTGGCGGAAGGACCGGATCATCTCGAATCCGACCCGCAGCAGGTATGCCAGGAGCATCGCGCCGACCGCTTCGTCGATCGGAGTCTCGATCGCGGACGGCGCCACCGGGGCGCCCTGAGCGGCGAGCTCGGCGAGGATCGGCGCCAGCGCGGCAGCAATCTGCTCCTCGGTCGCCTGATCGTCCTGCTGGGTCATCGGCGACGCACCGCCACTCGGCGCTGGCCTGGCCACAGGTCGTAGTATTTGAGCGTGCTGGCGCAGGAACAGCTACGGCTTCGCTTGACCGTGACGATACCGTCCTCGATCTGAACACCATACCCAGACGCGAACGCGCCCTCCAGCGAGAGGACGCGTTCGCGGTGGTATCGGGCGATGGGCGGCACACCTTCCCAGATATGCAGGCCCAGGTTGGTTACGGTGACCCGGACGTCATGCAGCGTGGCTCCGGTCGGCAGGCGCACGTCGGCCGGGAAGACATCCAGCTCGACCCGAATATCGCCTTCCGCCATATGGCGAAGGGTACCACATTGACAAGGTCAGCGGGAGCTACCTCGGTAGTGGGCGAAGACCCAGGCGATGAACAGGGCGAACAGGAACAGCGGCCAGGTGTCGGCGAGAACCTCGCCGATACTCATGCGACGCCTTCGTATGCCCGAGCGAGCCTTCCCTGCTTGATCTCGATCGGGAACTCGTCGTTGGGCAACCAGCCCCCGGCGCTCTCCTGGATCTGGCGCAGCCGGGCGCGGGCGCCACGCGAGATGAAGCTGGATCCCGTGATCGGGTCGCGCTTGGCGAGGTTGAGCTTCTCCCAGGCGTCGTCCAGCAGGTCCTCCAGGACCTCGATCCGGTCGAGCAGGTGGCTGTTGTTGGTCGCGCGGCCGAGAAGCACGCCCCCGGCCAGCGCGAGAACAATCCACAGAACGGTCATCGGTTCACAACTCCCTGATGTACTTGGACCAACCCAGTTCAGTCAGTTCGTCAGCCGCTGCCTTCCTCTCCTCCGCCGTCAGGGTAGCGTCCCCGGTGATTGTAGACAACCTCCCCTTGAGCTTGGCATCGTGGCCCGGCCGGAACTTCCCGCCGCCGGTCATCTCGCCGCACCCGCACCGGCACGGCTTGGGCGTCTTGGGCTCGCGCTTCTGACGCGGCTTGGGTTCGGGCCGTCCGGGGTCGGCCGCGATGCGGCGGGCGCGATCGCGTTCGGCAGCCTCGGCCCGGCCGTCCTCGCGGCACTTCGCGATGAACTGCATCAGCGGGTCCTTGGCCCGGCGGGCCTCGACTGCCGTCTGGCACTCGGCCAGGTCGATGCACTGCCAAGTCACCGGGTTGACGGCCTCGGTCGACTTGCAATCCAGGCAGAACGGCTGCTGATTGGCGTGACTGTCGTCTGTGCACGCGCAGCGCCAGACGCCCGTCCCGTCTCCGCGACGCACCGCCGGGCGACAGGACGCGTGGTTGCCGGTCATGCAGAACCCACAGCGGACGGCGGTGGTCGAGATGGTCTTGGCCATGGTAAGCTCCTCAGCGGGGTTGGTTGGTGAAAGGGATCTGCCCGGCCGGGGGTTTGGTTGTCTCTCCCCGGCCGGGCGATCTCCTTAGGGGAAGAAGACCTCGATCGACCGGCGCAGGTCCGGCTCAGCCAGCCAGCCGCCCGTCTGGTGCAATGTCTTGTAGTCGTCCTGGGTCAGCCGACGCGGGTTGATCCAGTACCGGCCGACGTACTGACGCGGGTCGTAGCCCTCGGGGAAGTCCTCACCGAAGTCGACGCCCGGAACCCAGCTCTTCTCGCCGGGTGTGAAGATGTCCGACAGAACCCCGCCGATCTCCTGCAGATCAGTGATCGGCTCGCCGTTGAGACGCTCGATGTCGAACGTGTAGAGCGGCTGACCTGGGGCGATTCGCGGTGTGTTGTTCATGGGACTAGTCAACCATACGACTTGTCACTTTGGCAAGCACTAGCGGCGCCGTCGGCCGATGGCGGTCGACGCTCCTCGGGCGATCGGTGGCGCCTTGCGTGCCGGGGCCGACAATCGGGACCCTCCGACCCCGGCGTTCAGCGCTTGCGGAACCACCAGCGCGGTCAGCCCGTGAACCAGCGCGTCGACCCGGTCCGGCGACTCGGCCGTCTCGCCTGGGACCCAGGTCGTCATCTGGTCTTCCAGCTCCGGGAACCGGCCGTTGTGAATGACCCGCTTCTGGTCGTAGGCCATCGAGACCGGCTCAGCCCGGAGAGCCTTACCCTGCTTTGCGTGCACCAGCCGGACCTGGACGTCCTTGCCGCCGGGGGAGTTCTTGATAACCTCTCGGACCATCGCCCCACCCTGGTTCGACTCGGCCACCACGGGCGCATCCCAGAGCTTCGCCACCCGGACGATCTCGGCCGCCCACTTCGACGGGGTATCCTGCATCGAGTAGTCGCCGAGGACATACCCGGTGCGGTGAACCGGGTTCGATTGGCTGGTCGCCCCGACCACCACGATGCCGCACTCGTCGCGGGGTCGATCGGCCGTCGTCGGGTCCACGCCGACCACCCGCAACGGGAGCTTCCCGACCGAGTCGTAAACCCGCATCTCGTTGAGCAGGTCCTCCATCCAGAGGGCGCCCTCAACGTCCATCATGACTTCGGCGTCGAGCTCCTGGGCGGCCAGGCGAGTGCCCTTGTAGATGGCCTCCAGGTTGGCCAGGTACTGCGACGACAGGTGTACGTTGTCGCGCGTCTTGCCGGTGAACAACTCGACCCGGAGGTTGTTGGGGTCCAGACCCTGCGAGTAGAGGTCACGGACCAGCGGAAGCTTCTTCGGCGTAGTGGTCGCGAAGATCTGCGGCTCGGTGCCGTCCGGCCCCGGAAGACGCGTCGCGATGACCAGGTTGTCCCAGGCGTTCAGACCCGAGTCGTCCGGCCGCAGGTCCCACGCGGCCACCTCGTCGGCCCACGACAAGTGTCCCTGCGGGCCTCGGAGCTGGCTGGGCTCCTCGGCCGTGAACATCAGGGCCTCGCAGCCGTTGGCGAACTCGACCCGGCGCTGCGAGGCGATATAGCGGGGCCGTTCGTGCCGAGGGAACACCGACATGATCCCCGAGTCGCCATTCACCATGACATCGCGGACGTCGGCGGCGGTACGCGCCACCAGCAGGATCCGGAGCTTATACTTGGTGTTGGTCACCCGGCGGCGGATCTTCTCGGCGCCGGTACGGGTCTTGCCCGCCCCTCGGCCCGCGAGGAACAGGGCGATTGCCGCTGCGCTCTCGGTGGCGGCCAGCTGGTTGGGCATGGCGGTCCAGTTCCAGGACCACCGGAGCTTGCGCATGTCCAGACCGTCGAGGAAGCGCTGCCGCTCGGGCGGTGGCATCAGCGCGACGCGCTGCTCCAGACTAAGAGTGCTGCTCATCGACGATCTCGCCTTCGATCGCTTCGAGCTCGGCCTTCGACTGGAACTCCTTGGCCAGGGCCTCCAGTCGATTCAAGGCTTCGGCGGCCTCCAGCTCCGCCTCGTTGGTGATATTCAGGTCGATCTTCTTGGCGGCCCCGACTCCGGCGCGGTCGAGGATACCGAGAGCGGCCTCCAGCCGCACCTTCTCGGACCCTGCATCGAGCAACCCCTCCAGGGTCCCGACGGCCTTGTCCGTGAGGAGGATCAGCCGGTCCATGACCGAGCTGACCAGGTTCTCGCGCTCTTCCTCCGAGATCCAGGCGCCGCCGTGCTGACCGCACTTCTCGGCCCCCGGGATCGCGACCCGCTGGCAGCGCTTGGCAGACGAGTACTCCCAGTTGCACTGGACCACATCGACCGGCACCAGCGGTCCGGCCAGGCCGGTCTTGACGATCCGATCCTTGGCGTCGAGCTGAAACTGGCTGGCGTAATCGTCGGACAGGAGCTGAGCCCCGAGCAGGTGCTCGGATTTCTCGCGCCCGAGCACCCGGAGCGCCCGCGCGTGGCTGTAGCCCTCCCAGAACCCGAATCGCTCGGCCAGGTAGCGAGCCGCAGCCGCTCGACGCGGATCGATGTTCATGTGCTGACTAGCCAACCACTCGTACATCGGTGGCGCGTCGCTGTAGCGCTCAGCGGCTCCCATCTTACTTAGTGTACCACCGAGACAAGTGAGGGGCGAGAGCCCGTGGCCACCCCTACGGGCCACGGACCCCCGCCCCTCCCGGCGACCGAGGTCAGTTCCTACCAGGCCGCCGGTTGCTCAGTCGTCCTCGATCGAGAGGAACGTCCGGCGGTGCGCCCGGGTGAGCGCACGGATCAGGGCGCTGGACTGGGTCTCGTTCAGGTGGATAGCCCAGCCCGACTCCGCCGAGTACCGGTCCTCGACCTCGGTGTTGCGGGTCGCCACCTGGATCGTCCCGTCGTGAATCTTGCCCCAGTTCACGTCCAGTTCGATGTGCGGGCCTCCACTCGGCACGCCCTTGATCGTTTCCTTCGGCATTTCGTCTCCCATCACGGGTGCTACGGCATCACGCCGCTGACAAGACCGAGCGTATCAGTCCGCTACGAGCCCGTGCTCCCGAATCCGGCGGTCCCCCGCCCGTCGTGCGGAATGGCCTCGAACTCGTCCGACCCGACCAGGATCGGCCGGAACATGGGTGCGATGTTGGGGGCGACCAGGAGCTGGGCGACACGGTCCCCGACGGGGAGCGTAACGGGGTCTTCCGTGAGGTTCCAGACGCCCGCGTACAGCGGCCCCCGGTAGCCCGCGTCGATGATCCCTTCGGCCACGAGGAGCCCCCGGCGCCGCAGCGTCGATGACCGCCCAGTGATCCGCGCCCACAGGTCGTCCGGCAGCGCCAGCGAGACCCCGCAGGGCACGTCGACGAACTCGTTCGGCGGAATGACCTTCTCCTCCGAGACGTACAAGTCGAATCCGGCGTCCCCTGCGTGCGCCCGCGTCGGCAGCGGACCCGGCCCGGTGAAGATCAGATCCAGCATCCCCGACGGCTGCGGGTCCGGCTCCGGCACGTTCGCCAACCAGGCGACGATCGGATCCGTCGACTCGAACTCCGGCAACACGTCCACGTCGGACAGCGACCAGGTTCGCCCTCGGCCGATCACCAGGACCGGGATGCCGCGCTCGACCGCCATCTCGATCTCACGTGGCACCCCGGTCGAATGGACTCGCTCTGGCCAGTACGCGATCATCGCATCAGCCAGCTCTAGAGCCTGCCGGTTGACCAGCTCCGGCTGCGGGCTTACGTCCATGGTGGTGATGTACCAGGCCGCCCAGGGCCGATAGACGGCCCAGCCCTGGCCCGACAGCACCAGCGCGATCTTCTCGACCAGGTTGCGGTCCAGCTCCGGCGCCCGATCGATCGCTTCGGCCAAGTAGACCGTCCGGCTCATGGGCGCAGACCCGGGCCGTCGTAGTCGGCCTGCGCGCCCCGGACGACGTGGAGGAAGATGTCCTCCAGGTATCCGGGGTGGGCCTGCAGGAGCTGGGCGGTGACCCGGAAGATCCGGCGGTCGCGGTTCCGGTCCGTGTCGTCGCGGGTCCAGACGACCAGCTCGTACTCGCCCCCGGCGTAGGTCGTCGCGACCCACACGCCGTTCTCCTCGTTGGCCAGCTCCCCGGCCGAGTTGGCGATGCCGAATCCGGCCCGGTCGATCAGCCGACGGCGGAACTCCCGAACCGCCCCGGCGGCCTGCTCGATGGACTGGGTCTCGAAGTTGGTAACGGTCATCCGTAGTACTCTCCTCGGTGTCGGTCGATGTAG